CAGGAACACTAGATGCAAGTGATAACCTCATTGAAACCACGATTTCGGGTGAGGATGCAGATGTTCAGGCAATCTGCAACGCTGCATGGTCGGATCAAGTCAAAGCAGACTATAAGGCATTCTTAATTGCAGCTAAATCTTCCTAAGCCTAACCTTCCAAAGCCCCTATACCTACCCACAATCGACCTCAAACCCCCTTCAGCTCGGATACCATCATATAAGCCTATGGTGATCCCTCCGGCTGACCTAGAGGCTCCTGAAGAGGTAGAGCCAGAGAAGACAACAGAACAGCCTGAACCGCCTAGCGTAAAGATACCTGTATTAGATATACAGATGCCAGTACCTGAAACAGCGGTAGTGGTTACAGCAGTCACAACGGCGGTGGTAGCAGTAGCAACAACATCCATTACATCTAGTTTATTTGAACCAATTAAAAAGAAGGTTCAAAAGTTCCTACAAGGAAAAATTGACGCATGGAAGAAAAAGAGAAAAGCCCGACTAAAAACCTCCTGAGCAAAATAAAAGATGCAGCGGAAGATACTGAACAGCATATCCAAGTGCTCGGTACTTTTGTACGTCTAGGCGTGGTGGTCTGGTCGGGCTTTATTTGAGAGTCATAACTCTTAATTACGTCGAGATACCAATGATTAAGAAGACGCAAAACACAGATATAACCTTCGTGGCAAGTATCTTTGGTAGTGCGCTCTATAGTTTTGGCCTCCAGACAAACAACGGAAACAAAGGCAACAGTAAAACTGTTGACTGTCCAATGGCAAAGAAAAAAGAAGCATGAAAAAATGGCTAGTACTCTTATTACTGGCAACACCAACGGTAGCAAGAGCGGAATTAATTACACCCAATTTCACTCAGGGTTCGATGAACTCTACCACCACAACTACTCAGGAGATCGTCGAGGAAATAACGACGACCACCTATGGGTCAGCATTACAGAAGTGGTCAGGCGACAATCTGACTCACTCCTCCGCCTCATCAGGAGGCATAACCGATTCAGATTCGGTATGGAACTTAACAACAGCTGGAAGCGACTTTACCTTAGAAGTAGTGACAAGAGCAGCCAGCCAGGTTCTCTCGATCACAGAAATAGAAAGAGAAATCGACACTACCTCTACTACGGTCTCCTTATCAGTCTTCTCTCAATAGCTCCAGTACGTGCAGAGGATGAGACCAATAACGTCTCCAATCCAATAGCTGCTGCCACGGGAAACGTATCCAATCAAGCAATTCAATTTCAAAACAATGGTGCGCCGTCGAGACAGCACTACGGGCCTAACATCTCGTGTAATGGATCGACTATGACTTTCTCGCCGTTCTATATGGGAAACCATACGAAACCCTGGGATATAGATGAAGATGGTATGCGTCCATCTAGTTACACAATGGCGGAGAACTGGGGAGGACAGATAAATTTCATGGTCCCCTTAGATCGTGAAGGTCTACGCAGATGTCGGAGCATGGCCGCAAGGCAAGAGGAAAAGATGCGTCTGGACTACGAGCTGGTTCGTGCTCTCAAATGTGCAGAACTCCAACAGAAGGGCTTCATGCTGGTTCCAGGCTCAAGGGTCTACAGCATGTGTAGCGATGTGATTCCTATAGCTGCATATCTTAAACAGCAAAAACCCAAAGAGGTAAAGGAAGAAGGCTGGACATTCCCCAATCCATTTAAGAAAAAATAATGAAAGAGATTTTACTGATCGCATGTATCTCATACCTACTATACAAATTTTTGATATTTATTAGAGCTTATTAAATATGGCCTTATACGACGGAAATTGGAGCTCAAAATATGTTGAGCCCAATCGTCAGCCTGGAGTAGCGAGACAACTAGCAGCGGGAGCATCTAGTGCTAATACAGCATTAACTGCCTCTTGTGCAAGAATCTCCATCCGAGCTGTCACAGCAGATATTAGATATGCAATAGGAACTAGTAGCCAAACGGCTAGTGCCTCTACTAGTCACTTCATTGCACAAAACGAAAGACTTGAATTAGTCGTACCAGCTGGAGCCAACATTGGCGTTATTCGTGATGCCTCTACCAGCGGAACCCTAGAACTTACCGAATTATTTTAAAAGACCAATGTTATTACTCATCAAACCAATTCTCTTTGCTTTTCTACAATCTGATGCAGTTAAAAAGCTCGTTGTAGATTTACTCACAGCTTATGTAGAAAAAACTGATAACAAAGTTGACGATAAAGCAGTAGCACTAATAAAAGAAAAGTTGCTAGGAAAATGATATGGCTAAGCGTACAAGTGAAGACGCTTTTGAAGAGCTTCACACTCTGCTAACTACAGAAATCATCTCTCGTATTAAATCTGGTGAAGCATCCACAGCCGACCTAAGAGCTGCGATTGATTGGCTAAAAGCTAATGACATTACCGGCGTTGCTATGGAGGGTTCTCCTCTCGCTGGCTTAGCTGGCCTTATCCCTGAGCTCGACTTTGATGAAGTTCAGAGACATGTCTGATGGCAAGAAAAAGAAAAACTAAATCGAGTAAAGCCAGACTCAGAGCACAAGCTAAGTACAACCGAAAGCCTGCTCAAAAGAAAAGGCGAGCCGCATTAAATAAAGAAAACCGTAAACGTGGTACCTACGGAAATAGAGATGGACTTGACGTTTCTCATAAGAAGAGCGGTAAGACAGTCTTAGAAAAAGCATCAAAGAACCGTCGTCGTAATGGACGTAGCGGTAAATCTAAATACAAAAAGTAAACCCCTAGTTATGAGCCAATGGATACTCCCCGAAGCCTCATGGAAGATCTCCTCACCTTTCGTAGTACAGATGCGAGACGGATGTGGAGGGAAGGCATCAAGGCTAGGGACCAACATCGATGTGCCTATTGTGGCGCAACGGAAGAGTTAACTATTGACCACGTAAGGCCAAGATGCAGAGGTGGAGAAACTAATGCTTCTAATTGTGTGACTGCCTGCCTTGCCTGTAATCAGGCGAAAGGATCACTACATGTAAATGAATTTTTAAATCTAAACTTACTATGACTGCTCAAGTATTTACTGCAGTAGCTAATCGTCGGGCTGGAACTATTCATACTTATGGATATGGCCACATCAAAATTGATGGAACCGCTGATACTGCATTAGCAAACATCACTACCTCTAGCACAATCACAGACGTTCTAGAAATCCTAGATGGTTGTATTGAAAGAGATAGAACTACTACCGCTACCTCAATCGGAGGAGCAACACAAAACCTCACTTCCAATGGCCCTTCTGACATCGCTCTTAGTGCTGCAGCTGTATCTACAGGTGCTAATGGCTCATCAACTCCTGTAACAGTTGGAACACTTTCAGCTACAGCTACAGATAGTCCTAGCAACCTTACATTTGCTCTTGTATCAGGTACCGGCTCTACAAATAACGGTAACTATGCAATCTCTGGAACAACTCTACAATTCACAGCTTCATCAGCATCTGCTGGATCTGAGTCTGTTCGTGTACGTGTAACAGATAGCTCAGCTCTTACATTTGAGGAAGCATTCACTATCACAATTAGCTAGTGAAAAATAAAGCCCTAGAACTCGACAAGAAAATACGTGAGGACTTTAGGGCTTTCCTCACCCTTGTCTGGAAAGAACTAAACCTACCAAGACCCACAAGAGCACAACTATCAATAGCAGAATATCTACAACATGGACCCAAGAGACTCCAAATATCAGCCTTTAGAGGTGTTGGTAAATCTTGGATTACTGCGGCTTTTGTTCTTTGGATCTTATATAAAGACCATGACAAAAAGATCATGGTTGTATCAGCGTCTAAAGAAAGGGCTGATAACTTTTCAATCTTTTGTCAAAAACTAATTATTGATATTACTTGGTTACATCATTTAGGACCAAAAGATGCAGATCAACGGTGGAGTCGGATTAGCTTTGATGTTGGTCCAGCTGCACCTCACCAGGCTCCAAGTTGTAAGTCTGTGGGTATTACTTCACAGATGACCGGAAGTAGAGCTGATGTTCTTATCTTTGATGACGTTGAAGTTCCTCTCAACTCTGCAACTGATATGCAAAGAGAAAAACTTCTTCAACTAATTACAGAAGCTGAATCAATCCTTACTCCTAAAGAAGAATCAAGAATATTATTCTTAGGCACTCCTCAATCTACTTTCACAGTGTACAGAAAGCTAGCTGAGAGAGCCTACAAGCCCTTTGTTTGGCCTGCTAGGTATCCAAAGTCATTACAGAATTACGAGGGTCTTCTAGCCCCTCAATTAGAAGCAGATATTATTAACGAAAAAGCAGATAGTTGGGCTCCTACTGATACTCGTTTCTCTGATATGGATTTAACAGAGAGAGAAGCAGCAATGGGTAGATCTAACTTTATGTTGCAGTTTATGTTGGATACTTCTCTATCAGACGAAGAGAAATTCCCTCTTAAATTTAGAGATCTTATTGTTACTCCCATAGGTGAAGAATGTGCTGCTAAGTATGTATGGAGTGCCGATCCTCGCTACCTCATTAAGGAACTCAATCCTGTCGGTCTTCCTGCTGACCGCTTCTATTCACCCATGTTTATTGACGAGAACGCAGTTCCGTTTAGTGAGACGATTATATCGCTGGACCCTTCAGGGAGAGGTGCCGATGAAGGTGTGGCCTGTTGCCTTTCTCAAGCTAATGGCTACGTTTTCTTACGTGAAGTTAGAGCCTACAGGCAAGGATACTCTGATCAAACCCTCATCGACATTATTCGTTTTAGTAAACGATACAACGCTACGAAGTTAGTCATTGAGACAAACTTTGGTGATGGTATGTTTACTGAACTCCTTAAGAGACACGCAATAGACGAAAACCTAAACGCTGATCTAGAAGAAGTTAGAGCTACTACTAGAAAAGAAGAAAGAATAATAGACACACTAGAACCAGTCATGAATCAACATAAGCTCATTGTTGATCCAAAGGTCTTTGAATGGGATTACAAATCAAACCCAGATCAACCACCAGAGAAACGTCTTGAATATATGCTCATGTATCAGATGTCTCGCATGTGTAAAGACAAAGGAGCTGTGAGACATGATGATAGAGTTGACTGTCTAGCTTTAGGTGTTAAATACTTCACAGACGCTGTAGCCCTCTCAGCTCAAGAAGCTATAGACACAAGAAAAGAAGAAGAAAGAAAAGCTATGTATCAAGCCTTTTTAGATCATCCTCATTTGGCTACAGATGCCCTTGCATTGGGTCGTAGCTTTAAAGGACTTAAACCTAAGCAAGCACCAGTGTATGACTGGACTCCAAGGCGTTAAAGAGTCATTGGGGGGAGTTATACAGAGGAAGTGGTGCTCCTCTGTGTGGATTGCGGTGAGAAGGAGACCCTCGTATCATCAGGGTCTCCCCCCTATAAGACAAAAGAGACAAAAGATTTCCTCGAAACCCTAGTGTTTCTAAGCGAGCGAAGCGAGCGCAGTTATAACCGTATAACTTCAAAGAGGAAAATCTCAATAACCACCTAAATTACCCTTTAAACCTCAATCGGTTTAGTACCGTCTATACCGTCTGTAGGTACTGTGGTTATTGTCATGTTGATTCTTCTAGGTCTTTCTGGTGAGCAGCATCTAGCCCTTTTTATTCTTGGGCAGTAAGTATCGTCATAGAACATGGCGGAACCGCAAACGTAGCAAATAGTTCTTTTCATGTATGACTACTGAGAGATTTAAAAGCCTTCAGAGTGATCTCTGTGAGGCGATAGATAGACATGACTATAAGCATGGTAAGCAGCTTATGTCATTACTAGAGACCGAACACGAGAAGGAGTCTCTTAGGAAGTGGGTTTGGTATCGATGAGTATTTTGACATAATTTTGTGTTGGGTATTCGTGAGACGGGCGGCGAGAGACTTCCCCCATAGCCCCCCTCAAAACCTCGATATACCACCCCACCCCTTCATTTTTTACCTGGCAGCTGGGATCAAATGAGTGATACCAAGGCTTCTCACTGGATAGTAAGACCAGCGCGTGATGAAAATATTGACCAGGCTCACATCGAATTTATTTTTCTATTCCCATCTGTGCGAATTTAATATGACTAGACGCAAACGCAAGACACCACAACAACGACG